AGTTACGAAATGAGAAAACATCACAATGGGAAATACAAGAGTATGCTAGAGTATTGTTAGATTTGATGTCCGATACATTCCCAAAAATAACAGAAATATGGGCTGAAGCTCATAACTGGAAATGAAAATAATACTTGACAAATTGTGATTTGTGTCGTATTATGTATATGTAAGTTGAGAGAAAGGACTTCAAAAATGAGTGTCGAAATTATGGAAATCACTAAGACTGAGTATGATGGGTTTGTTGATTACTGTGCAAAGTTTTATGGTGAAGGTCAGATGTATGCCCAACGGGACTTTGCTACTAAAGCACAGATTCGGGAAGCAACCAACATCTACTTGATGAGTAATCGGGAAGAGTTCTTTGTTGACTTGAGTGACATTGACCCTACTGAATATCGTAAGCATAAGTGGGGCGGTGGTGACACTGTTGACCGTGAGACTGTCGCTGGCATTCTTGTTAACGAACTTGGTGTAGACCTTTACTAAAGGAAAGGAAATAGTTATGAATGAAAATGATGGAATCTTTGACTTCTTGGATAATTTGCGTGACGATGGTAGTATCAATATGTTTGGTGCAGCCCCTGTTATTCAAGAGGTCTTTGAATTGACTAAAACAGAATCAAGACAAATTCTTACTGAATGGTTGAAAAGACCTAAAAAAGATTTTGCTTGACAAACTCTGTTAGATTTGGTAATATAATATTATAGTTGAGAAAAGGAGAGAAACTATGGCTTATGTAACACAAGAGATGAAAAAAGAGTTGGCGCCTGGCATTAAGGCGGTTCTCAAGAAGTATGGTATGAAAGGTTCTATTAGTATTAACAACTATAGTTCTTTGGTTGTGACTCTACAACAAGGGCCTTTGGACTTTAGAGGTGTTGACTATCGGGGTGACAATATTTACTACCCTGCTACTGATGGCAATATGCACAGTCAAGTCAATACATACCACGTTGATAAGTTCTATAGTGGAGTGACTGCTGACTTTTTGAATGAGTTGGTTGCCGCCATGAAAGGTGTAACGAGTCGGGGTGAGTGGTATGACAAGACCGATATCATGACTGACTACTTTGATATCGCATACTATGTAAACGTTAATGTCGGTAAGTTTGATAAAGGTTATATATACACAGGAGAGGAGAAGTTAGCCGCATGATAAACAAAGAGGCTCAGTTGAGACAAAAACAAATTATCAAATTTCTCAGAGACGCAGAAGATGACCTCGCAAAAGCTCAAAAGGAGAAAAACCTTGAGAGCGTTGCGACATATCAGTTTCTTGTGAATGAATATGAACAAATGTTAGAAGAATTTAACGACTATTACAAAGTCTAAATACCTAAAACACTATATACTATTAAGAGGTTATTATGGAACTTGATGTATTTGAAATACTTCAAAAGTTTTCTGAACAGAAAACAAGAAAAGACAAGATAGAGTTCTTGAAGAAAAACAGTATCCCAGCCCTGCGAGACGTTTGTCGAGGGGCATATGATAAATCTATTGAATGGAGTTTACCAGCCGGTAAACCACCATACACGCCAAGTCGCCCCGAAAGCACCCCAAACAGTCTAAGGAGACAACACTTAGAGTTCGGTTGGTTTGTAAAAGGTATGAAAGGCGACTCCATCACAAGTTATAAACGAGAGAATAAGTTCATTCAACTTTTGGAAAGTGTTCATCCAGAGGATGCACTCATTATTCTCAATATGGTGCAAAAGAAAGCACCCTTCAAAGGTTTGACTAAGAAGATAGTAGAGGAGGCGTTTCCTAATCTGCTAAAATCTTAATATTTTCGTTATGTTCTTTTAACTCTAACAACAAGGAGCGTCTATGCCAAGAAACCAAATAGAGAGATTGAAGAACGACAGTAGAGAACTCGATAACTATATTCACCGCCTGCGGAAGAAAGGCCGCACAGACCTTGCTCATAAGTTATTGGTGAAAAAAGAATTTCTTAATCAATCTATTGCAGAATACGAAAATTCACTTCTAGCATAAAGGTAGGTGGTCAGGTATCTCGTTGGGGGTGCAGGTCACTCCCAACGTTACTGGAGATAATATGCCAACATACATCATAGAAAATAAAAAGACCGAAGAACGAGAAGAAAGATTTTGTTCTTGGAGTGAAATCGAAAAATTCATTCAAGAAAATCCTGACTGGCATATCCCACCTTCAGCGCCAAGTCTTGTTACCCACACTGGAAACATTGTTAATAAAACAAGTGGTGATTGGAAAAATCATCTTGAGAATATTAAAAAGGGTTCGGGTTCTGGAAACTCCATCAAGGTATGAACGACTTCATAAAGGTCTATCCCATTGAAACACATGAGGAGAACTTTGACCAACTGATGACGATGATTGAACACTGTATCGAACGTAGTCCCTGTGGATATGCGAACATGTCACATACAGACTACAAGATACACGACAATCAAAAGAAAAATCCTTTCCAACCATACAGACAAATCTGGAGACAGATGGTCAATCCCTACATAAAACAGTATATGCAATCTTTTGGATGTAACAAACTAAGAGAACATAACACTTGGTATGCTCAATATTATGATGGGGCTGATTTTGGTTGGCACACCCATACAGGAACAAATGTGTCATGTGTGTATCTACTTGAGGGAACACCAAAGGATGCGACTCAATTTTGGGGATTTGACATTGAAGTAAAAGAAGGTGACCTTGTAATGTTTCCTGCTATGGTGAGACATAGGTCACCTCAAGTCAATCAGGGAAGAAAAACAATCATTGCACAAAACATGGATATACTGTGAAAAAACTTAGAATGGATAATTTGTTATCCTATGAACCAATTACAAATAATCAAAAGATTGCTTACGAGGCTTGGGATGAGGGTGACAACCTAGTTCTATGCGGTAGTGCAGGAACAGGGAAAACATTTATCGGAATGTATCTTGGACTTGAGTCTGTCTTAGATAAGTCTTGGGAACAGAATAAACTTGTTATCGTAAGAAGTGTTGTTCCAACACGAGAAATGGGTTACCTGCCTGGCTCTATTGAAGAAAAGGTAGATGCATACACTGCACCATATCGTTCTATCACAAATGAACTATTCAACGATAGAAACGCATTTGATATGTTAGAAAGTCAGGGTCAACTCTCTTTTATGTCAACGTCTTTTATTCGTGGTATCACTCTGGATGATTGTGTTCTGTTAATTGATGAAATGCAGAATCTTACCTTTCATGAACTTGACTCAATCATTACACGAGTCGGACGTAATACCAAAGTCATATTCAGTGGAGACTACTATCAGTCAGACCTTACAAAAGAAACAGATAAGAATGGTGTTCTGCACTTCATGAATATCATGGAACAACTAAAAGATTTTTCAATAATTGAATTTAACTGGACTGACATTGTAAGGTCAGGATTTGTTAGAGACTATATAATGACAAAAGAAATGTTGGAGAGAAAAAATGCAACTATCTAAAAACTTTACACTCAAAGAATTTACCAAGTCAATGACTGCAACTCGTTTGGATATCGACAATACACCTCAAGGAGAACATCTAGAGAACGCAGAGGCGTTGTTTAAAAATATTGTTCAACCTGTTCGTGACTACTTTGGGCCTACAAAAATCAATAGTGGATATCGTTCACCTGAACTCAATGAAGCAGTCGGAGGGTCATCTCACTCTCAACATTGTAAGGGTGAGGCAGTAGATATCGAATGTATAGGAAATAGTAACTATGACGTTGCGGTGTGGATAAAGGATAATCTAGACTTTGACCAACTCATCCTTGAGTTCTATACGCCCGGCGTTCCTGATTCTGGTTGGGTTCATGTATCATTCGCAAGAGTGACACTCAATCGTAGGTCAATTCTGACCGCCATGAAAGAGAATGGTAAGACAGTATATAAAGAGGGATTAATTGAGTAAAAAGACTTGACATATCGTGTTTTATGTGGTATAAAGGTAGTATATAATGATTAATAAGAAAGGAAATGATATGAATAAAGTGATTCTTACCGATTGTGATGGAGTTCTCCTGAACTGGGAATATGCGTTTCACGTCTGGATGGAACAGATGGGATACGAAAAGCGTGAAGGTTGTTACGATGTCTATGATGTCGCTGACAAATACTACATTACCAAAGAAGAAGGTAAGAAACTTGTAAAGATGTTCAACCAAAGTGCCGCAATGGGATTTCTTCCCCCTCTTCGGGATGCAGTTGAATATGTAAGAAAACTACACGAAAAAGGTTATGTCTTTCACCTCATCACAAGTATGAGTAATGACCAAAATGCTCAACGGCTTCGGACAAAGAATATCAAGAAGTTGTTTGGCAAAACTGCTTTTGAAAAATTTATCTATCTTGACACTGGTGCAGATAAGGATGAAGAATTGTCTAAATACAAAGACAAAGAATACATCTGGATTGAAGACAAGGTTGAGAACGCAGAGTGCGGTGATAGTTTCGGTCTCGAATCAATTCTGATGGAACACACGTTCAATATGGATAATGAAAAGTTTCCATTGATGAAGAATTGGAAAGAGATATATGAGTATATCACGGCCGAATGATGGTAATTTTGAAGTAGGAAAAGAACTCTCTGAAAAACCTAAGTTCCCAATTGAAGATGTAATTCAAGTCGTAAGATTTGAAGAACATGAAGAACATGCGGAATCTTTTATGTGGGCGATTGACGAAATGATTGCCCTTGACCCTAAAATGACACTTACGCCTGACAAGCATTGGGGAGATTATCAAAATGCACCTAATCATAAAGATATGCAACTCTTCGATGGTAAGAATGAGAAAGGTTATGGCCACCCTTTCTCAAATCACTATGGTGAAAAGTATTCAGAAACAAATCGAATCTACGAAGACAAATTCAAAGAGTTTCTCAAACCATATTTACAGAGATATGCCGAGAAGTTTTATTGTAATATTGTTACCATAAATAGAGTTTGGTTTTCGAGATATCGTCTCAAGAATGGATTTGGTTGGCACACTCACGCAGGTGTGAATATGTCAGGTGTATATCTACTAGATATGCCTGATTATTGTGTAACCGAGTTCAAGATTGATATGGACATCCCGGCCAAAGAGGGTGACCTAATTCTATTTCCCTCAAGTTTTATTCATCGTTGTCCACCTGTTTACGAGGATGGAAAGACCGCAATTGTATTTTCGTGGGATATGCACTATCTACCACCTGAGTTTGAAAAGAATTGGAAAAATGACTAATCCTGTCAAATTATATAATCTAAAAGAACATGACGAATATGCAGATGAGCTCATGCTGGCAATCGACCAGTTATGTGAAACAAGAGATGATATTGAAATACACAAGGGTATTCACTGGGCAGACCACCACCTCAACGAGAAACTCTACGAAAAAAAGTTTCGACAACTGATACAACCATATCTCATCAATTGTGCAAAGGAACACTATGGATGCGACATGGCAGAGTTTCGTCAGTGTTGGTTTTCTCGTGTTCGAAACTCAAAGGGTAATGGATGGCATACTCATGGACAAACCAATATGTCGGGAGTCTACTATCTAGAGATGCCGAAGAAGAAATATGTAACAAGTTTCTGGGACAAGTCTGTTGAGATAGATGCGAAAGAAGGTGACTTTATATTGTTTCCTTCTCATATGTTACATGCATGTCCACCAATCGATGAGGAAAAGAAAACAGTAATCTCTTTTGATTGGGATATATACTTATCAAATCATCTAGTCTCAGAGAAGTGGGACAGGTGGATAGTGGACTATGAAGAATCAATATATGCTAAAGGAACACCTATACATAAACTAGGAGATAAAAATGGCTGAAATAAGCATACAAAAACAAAAAATAACAGTTGACAGTGATGGCACTTTGGCTGGCGCAGACTTAAATGATGATGGTCATATAAGTGAGGCAGAACTAAATATGCACTTGGAGTTCAGACGCAAAGAACTCGAAGATGCAGATGCGATGCGTGACTCTCAAAGAAAGATGGCATGGTTCGCTCTCTTTGGAATGTTGTTGTATCCCTTCGCTGTTGTATTGGCAAATCTCATAGGACTTGATACAGCGGCAAACATATTAGGTGATATGGCTCCCACATACTTCGTATCTGTTGCTGCTATCGTTGCAGCATTCTACGCAAAAGATGCTATAACAAAAGGTAAGTAATGTCAGGAACAATATGTGCGCTTGTTTGGGTTGGTGTCACTCATGCTTACATGGATGGAGTCTCTGGTGTATTAGTGAAACGATGTAAATATAAATGTGGCGAACAATATGAGAGACACCAAATATATTATGAAGACCAATGTCCAAACAAATTTGTCATGGGTGGCAAAACAAAAAGTTTATATAATATAATGAGACAACAAAGAAGAAGATAATGGAACGTATACAATGGCGTGGCACATGGGGTATAGGTGACTCCATGCGTGGTTTGAACACAGCACATCAACATGCTCACGATACTAATCAAGAAGTTCATCTTGAGATGCACTGGCCTCATGGTGAGGACTATCTAACACATCCTAAAGACCCTGAAACAATTGTTCAAAGAACAGATTGGATACACTCTCGTTATCATAACCATGAAAGAGTGAAGTTGACGCATGTCTTTGATTCTGATTTGTTTTGTTCTGATAACAAGAATCCTGATAATAACAAAGCTCGTTTTTACTTCGAGTCAAATACATATGAACCAGATGGTTGGCCGTCATGTCACTGGATATTCTCCAAAGACCAATTTGTCCCTTCAAAGAAGAAAATAGTAGTCTGGACACCGACTCATAATAGTGAACCCCCAAGAAAATGGAAAAGAGTCTTGACAAATGAGGATTGGTATGATATAATTAAGATGCTTTCTTGGGAGGGTTGGATAACTGTAGAATTAACTTACAGGACTCCGATTCGTGATGCATATAAACAAATCCAAGAAGCAAACTTTATTCTGTGTTATGATGGAATGTGGCACTACATTGCAAGAAACTTTGCAAAACCAATGCTCATTCCTTCATGGGAAGGTGTAACTACTTATAACACTCCTAACGCAGTGAAGAAACATAGTAGTTGGAGATATAAGAAGGCTATCGGTGATGGCTCTCCAGATGTCTTTGCACCTACTCTTGGTATGATGAAAACAACAGCAAACCAATATCTAAAGAGAATAAAGAAATATTATGATTGAGATACAAGTCAGTATGGGTGAGTTGATTGACAAACTCACTATCCTAGAAATAAAACTAGATAAAGGTCTACCTGTTCAGTCTGAGTTTGAGATACTGAACGAAGCATATATTCCAGACTTTAAGATTGAGCATCTAAAGAATATTCTCAAATCAATCAATGCACAACTATGGGAGATTGAGGACGAGAAGAGATTGTGTGAAAAGACTAAATCATTTACATCTGATTTTGTTACTCTTGCAAGACTAGTGTATATGTTAAATGATGAAAGGGCTCGTATTAAGAAACTCATAGATAAACTAAGTGATTCTAAAATAACAGAGCATAAAAGTCACCATGAATATTGATAGAGCAGTCATCGAGATAAATGGTGGGTGTAATTATTCTTGTCAGATGTGTCCTCAACAAAGAGGTGCGGATGGTAAGCCAGGCAGACATAAAGACTTTCTGAGAAAGATGTCTCTTGATGAGTTCGAGGACAATATTGCGGATTGTGCAGAACATGGACTTCGTGTTGTGAATCTAGATGGTTCAGGTGAAGCAACACTTAATTCTAATCTACCAAATTATCTTGAGATAGTGAGAAAGTATGGATGTGAGTCTGTAATCTTTTCAAACGGATTCAGAATGCAGGGTCAGTTCATGAAAGATTGTGTTGATGCAGGACTCAACTTCTTTCGTTTTTCAATCATAGGAAGTAACAACGAAGAATATCAAAAGTGGATGAGTTCCCCTAATTTTGAGAAGGTCATTCAGAACGCAAAGGATATGAACGAATATGCAACCGATAAAGATTGTAAGGTCGGAACATATCATCTTATTACCGACACTAAATATCAAGAGGAACAATTAGAACGATACAAAGGTATTGTAGAACACATTGGTTGTGTAACCGAAATCTGGAGAATGCACAACTGGTCTGGTATGTATCAACCTTTGTATAATAGAGAAGGGGAGAAAAAAACCTGTGGTAGACCTTTTAGTCCTGATATCGTTATTCGTGCTGGGGGGCTTGATGGTAAATTTGGGGCAGTGGCTCCTTGCTGTCAAGTTCTGGGAAGAGATGAAGAAGCCGTGCTTGGTTACACGTCTGAGAATACTATTGAAGAAATTTGGTATGGTAAAGAATACACTAACCTACGAGAAGGTCACATTAATGGAGACTATCCTGATTATTGTCGTGATTGTGATTTTCTCATTGATGACACTGAGGTTTTAGTTTATACAAATCACGGCCGTTCTCGTTATCATATGTATGGAACTGAGTTTACATTAAATGACTATCGAAAATAAAACCGCAGTATTGGTCACAGGCATATATCCATCTCAACTTCAACGATTCATGTTACAATCCTGTCTGGATAAAATAAAGGAAAAGTTTGAAGGTTGTGACTTTTATTATCAGTGTTGGGATACACCTCAAAATCGATATATTATGAAAAAGGTGAATGAAGATATATTATGGATGACCCAACCTGTGAGTAACTACAATCCTTATCGTGTTGCAATTCAAGACGAATACATTAGTGAAAATCAACAGATAAAATTTAAAATAAAGAAACCTCAACGACAAATGCAGTTGATTGGATTTCATTATCTTTTCGAGTCAATTGAGAAATCATATGATTACTATTTTCGAACTCGATGGGATGCGGTCATAAGTGATAACTTTGACTTGAACAAAGCACAGGAGATGGTAGATGAAAATGTTGTTGGATATAACTTTCTGACTCGACATGAATTTCATCATGGAAAGACTGGCCATTATAGATTGAGGTATGACAGGTATCGAGAGAGACGATTACTTAACAAATATTATTTTGAAAACAACAAACCTCAAGGATATCAAGAGGAATCTGAATTAGTTTGTTATAATAATTTTCTTTTTGATTTTATGATTGGATTTAAAAAAGAAGACTATAATGGAAAGGCCAATAGTCTGTTGGCAAGTAAAAAACTTTATCCTGCTGAATGGGGTTGGCATCAACTGTTGACAAATCAACGAAAACATGTTAATATAGATGGTCTTGTATCAATCGTGAGAAATCTTGAAGGTGATTATGAGACTTGGGAAAAACTAAGTAAGGCAAAATTATTATGATTACAGAGAGTCAATATAGACCTCCTGTATTGATGATTAGAATGAAGGGTCACGAAAAAAGTGAAGAGTATGCAGAGGAAAGTAGAAAAACTTGGGAGAAACGAGGTTACAGTGTAACTTATATGGATGCAATCACACCTGAGACCATACACACATTCGAAGACCCACAAATCAGATTTGCTTACAAAATTACTATTCGTTCAGTTGAAAAAAGAAGACAGGAGTTACAAAAAGACAAAGGATTTAAATTCGAGGGTATATTTTCTGATACGGAGAAAGCAGTTTGGTATAGTCACGTCAAAGCATGGAGACAAGTTGCTTCGGGGGATGAACCAACGATTATATGTGAACATGACGCAAAACTAAGACGTAAGTATATACCATGTATGAATCATGACTTTTATATGATGACTAGAAATATACTTGGTGCAGCTTTTTTTCATCCTGCACTTTTACGAAGATTTTTAAAGGGTCACTTGCAGTATGATGACAATCCGTTTGTTGTAAGACTAAATCCCGATGCACATATGTATGATTATATAATGAAACATTGTGACAGTCAAAGGGGTGATATAAGAACACGCACACATTTTGTGAGAAAAGAAGCTAAAAAGAGAAAGAGTTATTGGCCTGTGAATGCTGATTGGGCAGATTCTACGATTGAACACAGACTATTCTATGATGAAGAAGTAGATGAAACAATTCAGTGGTATAGTAATAAAAGAAGGAAGAGAAAATGAAGAGAATGATATTTCAAGTTGCGGTAGGTAAACCGTCCAAACTGTATGAACATTGTATTGAATCAGTCTCAAACTATTGTGAGAAGTATGATATCAAACACATTGTATTGACTGAACCTAAGTTGCGTATCAAACCCGATATCTTTTCGACTAATCGTAGTGAAGAGTCATATATGAAGTATGGTGGATATCTACCTATCTATGAGAAAGAGAATGCATTTGAATATCTAGACAACTACGACCAGATTGCAATCGTGGATGCAGACATCTATATTCGCACCGATGCACCAAATATATTCGATGACTTTTTGACAGAACATGCATTCGGTGCGGTATGCGAACGTGAAATGAAAATCACGGATTGGTATAAAAACAAAATTATTAATTACTCTCATATGCAGTATGGTAATCTACATGGTCGAAGTTCACTTGACTTCAAACCGAATGAGTTTGGATTTGAGTTCTTCAATATGGGTCTGATTCTGCTGAATTGTAAATCATTCAAACCTTATCTCAAAGGACAGAAACCATATGACTTTCTAATGCGTATGGAGTTCAAAGACTTTGTTGATGGTCAAGGTGCATGGAAGTGGTCTACCGACCAGACATTGTTGAACTACTTTCTCAAGAGATACAACATTCCAACCAAACACATGAGTAACAAATGGAATGGACTTTATAGTGCAGTTCGCAATATAGACGAATGTCACTTTGTTCATTTCTTTCTCAAAGACAAGTTACCCAATTCGGGTGAGAACGTTGAAGAACTGATGAAACAAATCAATGGATAAACCAAAGATACGAATGGGTATGTGTGGTGTCTCTGGCACATCACTGATGTTTCTAAGTGAACTACTAGATGGAAGTGGTGAGTGGGAAACAAATCCCGGCTGTGTAAGTTCTCCAAAGTCAAACGAGTATATGGGTTCACCTCATCTTGTATACTGTGAAGAAGGGTCAGAGATATCTTCTCAATATTACAACGAGAAAAGTATTATGTTTGCAAAATCATACATCTGTCGTTTTCTACCTCATGTAGAGTGTCCCGAAGTTTATCAGATAGACATATCCGAGAATGAGGCCTACGACTATGTATTTGATTTGAGATTTTATAAGAAGTATCTCAATGGTGACTACGCACATCCTGATATCGTAAAACGAATTGATGAATCTAACTTAGATTTATCTGACTTTCCTTATCTGAGTAAATACAGTTCTCCTGTGGTTCACTGGGTCACTAATAATGTCAAACCAAGTCATGACTATGTTCGAAATCAATATCTTCGCATGTATGATAATTGTCAACTGTATAAGGAAGGTATCAATACGGTGAAGGATGTCAAAGACCTGACTAACATTGATGAGGTTGATAAACTTGATTGTTCTTATGACCTTGAGAATATGAAAAGGTATACACAGGTTCATGTAATACAATATGAAAAGTTGTTTATCAAAGGCATAGATACTAATACAATCTTTGATGAATATAAAGAAGAAATAAAAGAATATACAAAAAGAAACGATAATTTACTTAGTTCTTTTTTTGATAGGATAGAAATATGAAATCAATTAGTTATCTTTATATATTTTTTGTTGTTATGTTTATTGCGATTGCGTTATTCAGTTGTAATCCAGCCTACGCATTGGATAATTTTAGTCAACATAATGTGAAAGCTAAATTTGGTAATGCGTCCATTGCATATCGAGGTCATAAGAATCTTGATAAATGGATGACTCAAATTGATTACAAGCCAGGCAAGGTTGGATATGCCTATCGTTATCAGGAGAATAAGGGAAATGTTGAACATCGTCTTCGTTTGAACTCACCTTCTCTTATCACACTTGGAAATTTAAAATTTGTGCCTCGTCTCGAATATCGTTATTTCGAGAAGAAAGGAAAAGATGATTTTCTGAGTCTCTGGGTGAGATGGCAATATAAACAAAAAATCACTAACAATCTAAGTGGTTATATTTGGGTTGCTCCAAAACTATCATTTGACCAAGATGGTCGAGATAATGGAGACTTCTCAGGTTCTCAGAATCGTCTCGGTTGTGAGTATAAACTTACTGATAATGTATCGTTTGGTATCTTCGGTGAAAAGAATTTTGATGATGATTGGAATACAAAATCAGTTTTCCTTGGAACTGAATTAACCTTTAAGTTCTAATAGTATAAATATATAAATAGATTGAACAGGAGAAAATAATGTTGAAACCTCAAGATTTTGTGAAGAAAATTCGCAACGAAAACCAAGCATTGTTCGAAGCATCCAAGATGAATGTCAAGGCATACTTCGAAGGTGACCTTTCTAAAGAAGAAATGGTTGACCACTTCATTGGTCGTATGGTCAATGAACGTATGAACATGTCTGAAATCTCTGCACAGATTGCTAGTGCAGACGATGATGCAGACCCAAGAGAATTAGAATTGCTTTCAAAACAAGCAGCCGATGAAGCAAAGCACTATCGTATGGTCAAGGAAGTTATCGAACATATCACTGGTGAGGAAGTAGATGCGGCGCAAGCAATTCGGAAAGAACGTGAGATGGACACCGCAAAGGGTGCGTCTCTGTTAGAGAAGTATGACGCAGAGAATGACGAAGCAGTCCTTGCCGCATATCAATTGGTTGCGGAAGGTCGTGCAGAGGCAGTCTGGAATCAGATGGCAGACACTATCGAAGATAGTTTTATCTCTGGTCGTTATCGTGAGATTGCAAAGGATGAGGGTTTCCATAGTGGTATTGGTGGATACAAACTACGCAAAGTTGCAACCGATAAGAAAACACAGAGTCGTGTTCTTCGTATCGTAGAAGCCATGCGTAAAGACCTATTTGAAATCTCATGTGCGAATACAGTCGAAGCAAAAGGTTCACGAGAACTCGTAAACGCAGCCTACGGTTGGTAAATGAAAGTAGGACTCACTCAACGAGTTCTCACGCACAATGGACAAGTTTATGACTCTCTAGAGCATGGTTGGTATCGACTTTTACAGGGTCATGAACTTATTCCCATTCCAAATCGTGAAGACTTAGATTATGAATCCCTTGCGAAGTATCTCGACCTTCTCATAATTACAGGTGGAGGTAACGAAGAGATTCGCATCACCACAGAAGTATCACTTGCAACCGAAATGTCTAAAATGAACAAGCCTATTTTAGGTGTTTGTCATGGTGCGTTTCTACTTACAGAGATACTTGGTGGTAGCACAAAGGAATGTGAGGGTCATCTTAATGTTGAACATCTCGTATATGGAGATGCACCAACTCATGTAAGAGTCAATAGTTTTCATAATATTTGTATTGACAAACAGCCCCCAAATAGTGTATACTTATATCTTGATGAAAGTGGTAACATTGAGTCTTGGATGAAGGACAATATATGTGCTATTGTTTGGCATCCTGAAAGAATGTCGATGCCATTTATACCTAACAAAATTAAAGAAGTGATAGGATTGTTATGAAACAGATTGAAAATGCAGAAACATATAGAGTTCGTGACATATGGAATTATGATATTCAAGTTGCGAAAGGTAAAGGCACTACTTATATTAATAATGACGAGTTTTTAGGAACAAGTTATTTGATGGGTAAAGGTTGTAGTATCAATGTAAATAATGGTTGGTCAATCAATAGTAATGACTTTGCTGGACAAACAGGTAAAGAATTTGTTGTTGAGACACATGATGATAATTCTATGTTTGCTCACATAAAATTTTATGGTTTATCCATGAACGATGAACGCATGTTTATACCACACGATAATGGAGAAGGCAATCTGTCATACATGGATGGTGGAACTAATTCTACCGCAGTAAATCCAGGCCGACTAGGATTACCTGTAATCAACTATGTTCATTTCCCTGCTGGTATGCAACAAACTCTACATACTCATCCAAGTCAACGCATAGGTCTCGTGCTTTCGGGTAGAGGTTTGATTGAACTTGACCATGACAGAAAGTTTGCTATCAAGGCAGGGGATTGTTGGGTTATGGAGAGAAATGTATTACACAACTTTATGTGTAATCGAGGTGAAGATGTAACATTATTTGTATTCAGTCCTGACTCTGGAACAGGGCCGACAGACGAGATAAATCCATTGAAGGTGAGAACCTATGTCGGACAACAAAGAGTCTAAGAAACTTATTATTATAACAGGGCCGCAGGGGTCAGGTAATCATCTGTTCAGTAAGATGTTTAGTTATCATCCTGACGTAAAAGGATGGGACTTTGGTAACAAGTATTGGATACCAAGTGATGAAGAACCTTTTGCTGATTGTTGGATTGACCCACTTAAAACAAAAGATATGTTGACTCATCCACTCATGGTTGCAAATGTGAGTGTCCCCTTTGTTTACGATGGAATGAGACAAGTTCCAAAGATACAGGGTGTTACGAATCAAGCAAAAGAAGCAGGATATGATGTAAAGGTTTGTATCGTAGTGAGAGACCGCAACATCAATAAACAACAACAACTTAGAGTTCGAAAAGACATTACTTTACCGATTGCACTAAACTATTACCATGATTTGGATGTAGATTTAAACTTTCTGTCAACCGAGTCAGTCTTTCTTTATGGGGGTGCATATCTGAAGTGGTTGTCAAAGACTCTGGATTTTCCTGTCGCATATAATGATGAACGAATATTCAAAGATATCGCAGAAGACCAGAATACAAAGTATATAAAATATCACATTGAGATGGAACATCAATGGCTAGACGAACAAGTATGGCAAGGTATAAGACCTAAAAAAGATAGAAAAAATATTTCTTGACAATACCAGTTATATAAGTTATAATCAAAGATATTATCTAAACGTAAGGAGATTTATTATGCGTAAATGGGTATTTGACTGTTGGAATACTGTGTTTGACCACAGGTTCAGTCCACTAAAGAACATTCCTGATGTTCATGTGAGACACATGATACTACAGGTTCTTGCATACATGTGGGTTATTGCTTTCAGTGTTGCGATTGGTAGTTGGTCAGGATTTATATGGTCTATGTTAGGTCACATTGCATTGCTTACTGCTATTACTGTTACTGTTGCAACATATAAAGTGGCTGAGAAAAAGCCTCAGATTTTTCTGGAGTGGGGATATACTCCTAATCAGAATCCTGGCCGTAGACTTGATGGGGAGCATGAATAATGTATCAATATAATTGGAAACATATCATAGTCGCAGTTGTAACCTTTATAGTTGGTTATATCATAGGTATAGGAAATGTAGGTTGACAGATTATATTCTTGTAACAGGTGCGCCAGGCAGTAGATGGTCAGGGTGGGTAGAGGAAAATCTCTACTCACTTGAAGGCATAGATGGTGTCAACACCACAGATAGGTCACCTGAGAGAGAATACTGGAATGGTCGAAAACTCATGCACAGAGGTGTATACTTTGACCCTGAAATGGAATTTAATAATAATCGTGATAGTTGGGATTTACCTTTCACTGGTAAAGGCACACGAGTTATAAAATCACACACCTTTGCATACTCACTAAATATACTGAAAGATTATGGATATCCAATATACATGGTCTTGAGAAATTCAATTGATTGTTTTGACTGGTGGCATGAGGCCGGTGGTTGGAATATAACATATCCTAACTATGCATGGTATGGTGACGATAGAAATATGATGAATCAGATTGCATCACAGAATGAAGCAATTTGGAGATTTTTGATAGAACATAAAGACAAGGTGGAACTTATAGATGGTTCATTACATGACAACTCGGATAGACTCGTCTATAGATATCAATCCTGATAAAGAACTTTTGCGTGAATATTTTGGTGAATACTGGCCTAAACAACGTATCTCTAACTGGATGGATTTGTATGAATGGACAGGAAAAAGATTAATCGATGAAGTCGAAGACCACGAACATGTTCTAGACGTAGGATGCGGTTCAAATCCATTCAAGGGGAAAATCAAAAATCTTTATGGTATTGATATCACGGATATCGGTGCGGATGAAGTTGTTGCTATTGAGGATTTCAAAACCGAAAAGAAATACGATGTCGCATTTGTTCTTGGTAGTATCAACTTCGGAGATTGGAATCTAATAAACAAACAAGTTATATCACTCGTCAATGCACTCAAACCAAAAGCGAGAATATACTGGAGATGTAATACTGGACAACCTCACGAGAATAGTGGGTTTGGAACGCAACTTCCATTCTGGAAATGGAATCTCAATCATCATATTATGTTGACTCAGACAAATCGATTTGAGGTCACTGAGTTCATGCCTGATAATTGGTCAACCGAACTACCGAATGGTGATAAAATAAGTCTGCAAAGACAATACTGTAAGTGGGAAGCAAAATGAGTAACAGAAAACCACTAAAAGAATTATTTGATTGGCATGATTGTGACAAGAGTCAAGCCCACAAGTATTACAAGATATATGAAAAGTATTTTGAAGAACTCAGAGACGAACCTATAAACTTATTAGAGATAGGTATCTTTCGAGGTGCATCAACAAAAGCATGGTTAGATTACTTTCCGAATGCAAAAGTTTATACCATAGATACTTTCGAAAGAGTTCCACCTAGAAAAATCGGAGTCTTGAAAAGTAGTAGAGTTCGATGGTTGAAAGGTGACTCAACTCACGCAGGAGTTGGCAAAAGGTTAATTGATAATTGGGGAATGATAAAGTTTGATTTTATTATTGATGATGGAGCCCATTGGCCTGAAGCACAGAAAAACACATTTAAAAACTTCTTTCCATTTCTCAAAGAAGGTGGGACTTACTTTTGTGAGGATGTTTTTCCGATGCATATCATGAACAAAGATGAACTAGATTATTACTGGTTTAAGAAACATCCTGAAAGATACGATATGTTGAAACACATGGATTTCATCAATACTATTGATATGAGAGATGGAAAGACATCATATCATGACCAAAGAAATGAGAGTAAATATAAACATGACTCATTTATTATTTCAATCCAAAAGTAAAGGAGAATAGGTATGCCTATATTTGATAAAAAGTCTGCATGGGCTATGGCAATCCTGATAGCATATGTTACTATTTTATTTCTTGTAGCACCATAGATGATAAAACTTGTTCTCTTTGACTTAGATGGTGTTTTGATTGATGCTAAGAAGATACACTATGTTGCTTTGAATGAAGCACTTGGTGATGAGTATGCAATCAGTGAGAAAGAACATATATCAATATATGATGGCCTCAAGACAACTCAGAAACTTGAAATGCTTACAAAGCATAAGGGACTACCTGTTGAGAAACATCAAGAGATAAGTGATAGAAAACAACAAATCACTCGAACCTTATTATCAAAACTAGAACCCATTGAAGAGATTCGTAGGTTGTTTGAAGAACTTGAAGAGAAGGGATATTCGATTGGTGTTTGTTCTAACTCGATTCGTAGGTCTGTTCTCACATCACTATCCAAGACAAAACTTATTCAACATTGTTCGGTTATTCTATCGAACGAGGACGTGAAGAATAGTAAACCTCATCCAGAGATGTATTGGAAAGCAATGTCAGTCATGGGTGTGTTACCCGAAGAGACAATGATTGTCGAGGACTCACCGCCAGGCCTTCTTGCGGCACAACGTTCAAGAGCGAACTATATAAGAGTAGACAATCCTTATGATGTCACACGAGATAAGATATTCAGTAATCTAAAGGGACGACCAATGAATAAGAAATGGAAGAATGATAAGTTGAATGTGTTGATTCCAATGGCAGGAGCAGGAAGTCGTTTTCAACAAGCAGGATACACATTTCCCAAACCACTGATTGATGTCAATGGTAAACCGATGATACAGGTTGTTGTTGAGAATCTTGGACTTGATGCTAACTATCACTTCGTGGTTCAGAAAGAACATCGAGAGAAATACAATCTTGATTCTATGTTGTCATTGATTACACCTAAGTGTAAAGTGATTGAGGTCGATGGTATTACAGAGGGTGCAGCCTGCACTGCATTACTTGCCAAAGAGTTTATTGATAATGATGACCCATTGTTCTTCGCAAACTCTGACCAGTTCGTTGAGTGGGATGTGATGGAGTTTATGTATGCAATGAATGAGAAAGATGCTGATGGTGGTATTGTGACATTTGACGCAACTCATCCCAAGTGGTCTTATGCAAAGACTGACGAGAGTGGAGTTGTTACAGAGGTCGCAGAGAAGAATCCTATCAGCACACATGCAACTGTTGGATACTACTATTGGAAACATGGTTCGGATTTTGTTCGTTTTGCGGAACAGATGATTGAGAAAGATGTTCGGGTGAACAACGAGTTCTATGTCTGTCCTGTTTATAATCAGGCCATTGAATCAAACCTTCGCATTTATACACACGATGCATCAAAGATGTGGGGTCTAGGAACACCCGAAGACCTGAGATATTATTTGGAAAACTATGAAGCATTATGAGAATCGCAGTTGTTTTATCAGGAGCATTTGTAATTCGTCATCCTATGGGTGATATCAATTATGGTAATCTAAGACAAAGACAACTCTTCACTGGTGCTGACTTTTACTATTCGACATGGGATAGTTTTCAATCAGAGTTTGAAGAAAAGTTTCCAACCTACGAATGTTCTTACTTCGAAGAACCTGAACCGAAATATCATCCATATGAGATGAAACATATTGCGTCTCCATTTTATGAAGAGACCAGACAATTTATAGCAAGTCAGGCTGGACGCATGAGATGGGCTCGTCATCACACCAAACAACATCTTGCCTATGCTATGATACTTGACAAAATAGACCTTTCGTGTTATGATGTAATCGTTCGGGCTCGTTATGATAACTGGTTCACACGAGATGCGAACTTTACACCATATGTTGAGGATTGTTTTGAGAACAAGAGAGCAGTAGGATTTGCAGTCACAATCAAAGAGAACTTTGAAAAGATATATGAGAGTAATAAACCCAAACATAAGAACTGGATGCTCGACCAGTTGATTATACATCGAGCCGATATGATTGACACAAGTCATATTTACTCTTTGTATGAGAATGAGAAACTACATGCCGCAGAGATGGGATGGTGGCAGATATTGAGTGAACCTTGGGGAAACAATCACCGAAACATTCATGGAATGGTAAACCATGATAAGAATGTTCTCGATAGGTTTATGATTCGATGAAGATTGCGCTTTGTATTTCGGGTCTCTGTGATAATGACGAGAGTGAAAAGTTTGTAGAAAGACACAAGTCTATCTTTCCATATGATACGTTCACGGCTGCTTGGGACAGAGATGACCTCACGATGGATGTGGATTATCTGTTTGACGAACCTGTAATAAATTATCATCCAGTTACAGATGTTATTCAACTTGAAACTACTCATACCAAACTTCGTAGTCAGGGTGTAAAAAAAGAAAATCAAGGCGAGAAGTGGATGGAAATAACAAAACATTGGACTAAACAGATACTCATTCATGATTATCTACTCAAGAAGATACCGAGTGATTATGATATGATTATACGAACAAGGTTTGACACGATTGTATCAAAGGAGATTAATTTTGTAGAGTTTATTGAGGGTTCGTATTACGAGAATTATGCGATTGGTTTCAATACTAGATATGAGAAAGTCTGGTTGAGACACAATGAGTTATTAGAGTTTGTTCCACACTTCAACGTAGGTCATGTGAATGATGCTCTTATCTTGCATCCTAGAAATCTCTGGAACTCACAGTTAGTAGAGACACTACATAATAGTAAAGAACTTCAGGCGGCTGAAACAGGATGGTGGCAAATCCTGTCAGAACCCTATGGAGATAATCATCAAAATTTTCATGGTGGAGTTTATATAGATAAACACAAAGGTAATGTATTAGATGTTGACGAAAAGTTTCATAATTACTTTAATTAATAATCACGATGCTACAATTGCGGCTAGAAATTTAGTTAATTCAATCAAACAAAGTAAATCAGAACTTGACCCGATTGTATTTCCTGCTACGACACCCGACACTGTTGACGAGAGTCTGAAGATACTTGGTATGGAGAACATTCAGTATACATATCCAATCGAACCAGAGCAAGATGGACTTGACCTCAAATCAGGTTTGTTTCTTCAACACTATCCAACGGCCAATATCAAGAATCGTATCGCATGTATGGTATCTCACATGAGACTTTGGAAAGAGTGTATTGACCGAGATGAACCGATTGTCATATTAGAACACGATGCACTTTTTACAAGACAATTTAAGATTTCTGACTTGACAAAAGATTTCAAAGGTGGTATACTAGGACTTAATGACCCTCGTGGTGCAACTCGTAAATCTGCTGAGTTTCACTCAAAGGTCAGTTCGTATAAGGGATTACAATCTGTTCCTGACCTTGGTGACAACTATCCTCAAGGTCTTGCAGGAAACTCTGCATATTTGATTACACCTCATGCCGCAAAAAAACTGATGCGTAAGGTGAAAGAAATAGGAATGTGGCCCAATGATGCGATTATGAATAGACAGTTCTTCCCTTGGATGCAAGTTGTCTATCCATACTATACAACGATACAGAGGGGGTTGAAATCAACCACAACACAATGAAAGCATTTGTCATAACGATAGGTCACAATACTAAGTCTCTTGAGGTTGCAGAACGTTGCATTGCGTCAGGTAAAAAGCATGGTATTGATATAAAAATGTTTAGTGCGATTACACCAGAGAATGACCCTTTGATGTTGGCTGAGACAGAGAGCATATCACCGATGGGATTCGAGGAAAAGTATTCTCGCAATCTAAATTGTATATCTGCATTTCTTTCTCACTATAATATTTGGAAATGGTCTGCAATGAATAATGAACAGGTCGTGATATTTGAACACGATGCTGTTGTGTTTGATAAGATACCGACTCATGCAAACTATCTGCACGTCATGAACATTGGAAAACCTTCCTATGGAAAGTTCAAAATTCCGACACAACTAGGTGTCAATCCTTTGACAACCAAAGAGTATTTTCCAGGCGCACATGCATATATGGTAAAACCTTCAGGTGCAAATCTTCTGATGAATCAAGCACAGAAGTTTGGAAGACCGACAGATATTTTTCTAAACAAATCAACCTTTCCGTGGTTACAAGAATACTATCCATTTGTTGCTGAGGCCAGAGATAGTTTTACCACAATACAAAACGAAACTGGTTGTGTTGCAAAACACAACTATGGTGATGACTATGAGGTAATCGATGCGTGAGATTTTTATTACAGGGTGTGATAGTAACACAGAGTGGCAACTTTCTTGGTTTATTCGTAACTTTCAAAAACACAATCCCAATGCAGAGTTAGTATTCTGTGACTTTGGTGCGAATAACAAACCTGACCTTGAGACAATCAAGATTGAATCAGATGCAAAAGGATGGTTCAAAAAACCTCGTGCTTTACTTGATGCGTCTCGTTTACCAAATGTAGGTAAGGTATGTTGGATAGACACAGATTGTGAAGTAACTGCAAACATAGAAGAGATATTTGACCTATCAGAAAAGAATATGTTAGGAATGGTCGAGGATAGGCCGTGGTCTAGTCGTAGAAACGAATATGGTAAATGGTATAACTCTGGTGTTGTTTTGATTGAGGAAACACCACATATTCTAGGTGAGTGGGCAAGAGAGTGTGTCTCTAATCCTGTTCAGGGTGACCAAGAGGTATTGCATGGTATGATGGGTGGAGATGAGATAACAAAACTGATGTATATCAATCGTCTACCTCACACATACAACACTCTACGATTAGACTTTTTGGATGAGATTGCTGTGAAGAATCCTAAGATTATTCATCACACAGGTCGTAAGGGTAATGACGAAATAAGAAAGCAAATAAGTGAAGTATAAAATATTACAACATTGGACAGGTGAACTGAGAGAACTCGAAGAACTCAGCCGAGACACATTCCAAGAATATGCTGATTGGTGTGGTGCTGACTATGAGTTGGTGTTAGGTAATCAGGTGTCTGACCAACTCGCTCCTCAATCACAAAAGATGATTGCATTAGATGAAAGATATGATGACTATGATGTTGTGGTGATGGTTGACCTTGATATGTTCATTCGTAAGGACATGAATACCAACATCTTCACACAGGAAACAGGTATTGGACGACACTTTGGTATTCAGAAGAAACTGGTAAGAAAACTCAAGGCGCAACATCCACTTCTCGGTGACACCAACTATCCATATTGGGGTGGGTCGTGTTATCGATTAGAGAGATGCGTCAGAAGAAAACTGAGACGACACTTCAATCTTATTGAGGCCATTCAGTTCAATAAAACTTTTCACGATGAGGGTATCATGCATCGTCTTGCAGTTCTCGCAGGAATGCCTATTGAAACGAATACATACTTTGAGGATGACCGATGGAACAAGGGTAGTAGTGAAGATGGTTTGGAGAAAGCAAACTTTATTCACATTCGACCTCGTATCAGAATCGATTCCAATGAGGAACGACCAAAAATTGAAACATATAGAATATTGAAAGAGAAAGAGATTATTTCATGAAAAATGTAATTTATCAATATTGGGATGGAAATGTAAAAGAATCTTGTCTTGCAGGTTCAAGAAATATGAAGTCATATGCAAAAAGGATTGGAACAGACTATATCTTCGAAGATAATCCACAATTCTTGAAGTCTCGTTTTGGTCTTGACTTTGGAAGTTATAGTCCTCACTATGGTGCATTCAAACCAATCTATGACGAATCTTTTTGGGAATATGATAATGTCTTATTCACTGATACAGATGTATTCACGACTGATGGTTTGACTGAAAACATCTTTGATAGTTTTGATGCAGACATTGGTATCTGCACAGAACCATCTCAACCTAAACGAAGACAAATCACATTGGGTAAAATCACAACAGAGGCCGATGAGAAATGGGCATCTGTTGTAGAAAAAGAATATGGTATTCAAGTTCCTCGAACCGATGAGGGACTGATGAAGGTATATAATACTGGTATGGTCTTGTATTCAAAAGAAGGATTACAAAAAGCAAGAGAACGATTTGTGCCGTTTCAGGATTATGTCAATCTGATAAGACCTCATGGACTTCCGAGTTTCTACAATTGCGACCAACCATATTTACATGCGATGATGTTGGCATGTGATATGAACTGGATTGAGATGGACAATAATTGGAATAGTTATGTTTTCACAACAAGAGACAAAAAACATGATGGTAGATATAATGTAGATGAGAGAACACCTGATACAAAATTTGTCCATGTTCAACTGAGAGGCGCAGATGATTGGGGTGAAAGAGAACACTGGAATGTCGTAAATCTACCAAGAGGTCAATGGGGAGTAGAATGAGGTCTAAGATTATAGGTATTGGATTGTCTCGAACAGGAACACAATCTCTTACTGATGTTTTAGTTGATGCAGGATTGAATATCATACACTATCCAAACGAGCAAGAAATATACTCAATGGGTAATGATGGTTTTACTGATGTTCAGGGTGCAGCCCGTTATCGAGAGTTGGACATGAGATTTCCCAACTCAAAGTTCATCTATACCATACGAGATAAAAAGACTTGGTTAGAATCATGTCAGGTTTATTTTACAAAGAAGAGTTCTCAGTATTTGTCTGATAGAGCAAGCACATATCGAAAAGCATTGTATGGAACTGTGGTGTGGGACAAAGAATACTTCGACCATGCATATGATGAACACGATAAAGGTATAAAAGAATATTTTGCAAAGAGACCCAAAGACCTACTCACACTTGATTTGTTCAATGGTGACAAACCAGATAAACTTTTTGAGTTTCTAGATTTACCGAATCCACCTGATGAGTTCCCACATGCTAATAAACTTGCAGATAAGGATTGGGCAAGAGAATGATACATTTTGCAATTCGTTCTAAGAGTATGAGAAGTGGAGACCGACCATTTACAACGCCCGGCCTTGGTGATAGAGTTCATAGTGCGTTACTTGCGTATCTCTATGGAAAGAAAAACAACGATAAGGTAACAATACACATTACCAGAGATAAGTTTGATAAACCTCATAAGAAACAATCTTGGCCTGAGATACTTAATTTGTTTGGAGACACACTATCCTTAGAGGTTCATGATTGCGAAAACCTTTATGAACACAAGTGGATTGCATATCTCAACGAGAAGGGATATGATGCGATTACATACTATTACAAAGATACGATGGACATGCATCCCAATGACCCACCGATACCTCAACGTTGTGAAATGGTTGACATTAGTGAGTATCTGAACGATTACGAACGATTGAGTTATTATGGAGATGCAAAACTTCTTCTACCCGAAAAGTTTGTCACTGCTCAATTTGAGGGTGGAAACGATAGAGTTCTCAATCAGGATAAGGTTGTTCAAATACTCAACGAATATAGAATGCAAGGTCTTGAGGTTATTCATATCGGAAAAAATGCAGAGCATCCAGACCTCAAAGAGATACCATACATTGCGTATGCGATGTCAAAGGCAAAGTATCATGTAGGTATTGACTCTGGAATGTTACATATTGCTGCACTATATAAACAGAACGAGGATATTCATTTATATCATAATGGAAGATTTAGAAGTCATCATTTTGTGAGAGGTGTGAGAAACGGAATGAAAGTGAATATGTATGTCTAGAGTAAATGTTTTAGGAAATGGGCCGAGTAGTGGCACAGTGTTCAAACGAGGGACGCCAGGCAAACTTCTGATTTGTAATATGCCACCTTTTGAAATTCCTAGAAGAGAGGTTCATGCGACTTGTATGGTGGACTTCAAGATGATGAAGGCACTTCAAGAAGGTCATATTCAACTTGATATGTATGATTGGGTTCTAGGTAATCGTCCAAAAATTTGGATGGAACAAAGCGGAACATTCTATATGAAATACTCACATCTCATCAAGGGGTTTCATTTAGATATTCCACAGTATGCTGTCAACCTTGCAGGTGGTAATGGTGGTCAGGCTGCAACAGACTGGAGTTGTGGTCACATGGCAGTTCACTATGCATGTCGAAGAATGAAAGCAGAAGAAGTTCACATCTATGGATTTGATTCTATATTTGATTTAGACTTAACAAGTTTCACTGACCTGATTTTAGAATCAGACAGAGGGACACTCAATACTCATCGTTTGGCAAACAACTGGAGACCTCTGTGGCCCGAGTTGTTCAAAGAGTTTCCAACCACAACTTTTCATTTGTATCACATTCATGATAATATAAAGATACCAACAACTGATAATGTAAAAATACATGTGATTCGAAAAAAGTAATTGACTTATAGGTTGATTGATGATATAATAGATGTATTATTAACAGGAGCATATTATGGATGTAGATTTCAATTACCAAGTTCTTCGCATGAACGAAGGATTCACTTTTAGTCAACTCTCTGAGACTGATATTAAATACTATAAAAAGACCATGTGTGAAGAAGGTCAGAAGTTAGCCATCGTTGAGAACATGGAGTTTGTCTATGTCGAAGAATGACAGACCTCGTTCGGTTCTTGCACCTAACGACATACCATATATTAGAAAGGCTGTAGAGATATATCTTTATAATTACAAGGATAGTCTAAGTGAAGAGGATGTAAGAAATCTATCTAATCTAAAACATCGACTTGGAAGGATTGAAAACGATGGCAAAGCGTGAAGGATACTATGACTCTGTATTGAGAACATATAAAGAAGATAGACAGAAGTATGAAGAAAGAAAAAAAGAAATCGATGACAAAAACTTTCAGATTCGAAATCTAAAAAGTCGAGTCACGGCACTTGAAGATGCTGTAGCGAAACTTGAGGAAAAATCAGAAATGTGGATTGACTCTGACGAGGATATCTCTATGTTTGGTGAAGTGTAATGGATATTGGTTGGCACGTTATTGGTTGGTTTTTTGCCTTTGGATTTGTTGCACTCATAATATTAATGAATAGATAACTTAACTTCTTTTCTTCTTCTCACGTTCCTGTTTAATCCACTTCTTTGCAAGTGCATTGTCAGGTTCTCTATCAATAAACTTTTTAGCATCACGATATGCACGAACAGTTTCTTTTTCGGTATTTTTTATATCCGTGTTGTCAACTATAGTAAACTTCTTCTTACCAAATATCTGTTGTAGAGTTCCAATATTCTTTTGAACAGTTGTCCAGTATTTTGTAACCTCTTTGTCACCCAGAGTTCTATCTCTACCTTTATCTCTATCAATCGCAACTTCGAGAGTGGTATTCACAAGAATCATCATGGTATCATATCCGAGGTCTTGTAATGCTTTTGCTTGTTTCTTAATCTTGTTGGGGTCTTTACCAGTTCCATCGATAACCAAACCTAAACGACCTGAGATATACATCTCTTGTTTCTTTGCTGTTAATCTTTTGGAGCGGTCACGAATTGTTTGACCTTCGTCAGAGAAGATTTCATCCGATGTCATCTTCTTGCCAGCCTTTTTCATTGCGGTTTCAAATGCATCGTCAGAGTTTACGACTTTCATACCCAACGCAGGAAGACCAGTCTTACCTACAATGAATGACTTTCCAGAGCCAGGCCCGCCTGCAAGGAATATCGCCTTGAAGATTGCAGGGTCGTCCACACCCTCTTGAATGAAATTTCTAAACTTTAACATTAATATACTCTCATTAGATTATTGTGTAGTTTATCAAATCTTTGATACACATTAGACTTTCGAGCCATGTCTTCGGTTTCGACCACAGTTTTTAAATTAGATAACAACTTATATTTATCATTTATCTCATCTCCAACAATTCTTTCGTTGTCATCAAGATAAAAATCTATCAGATGAAAATCTCCATTAGTAAATTGAACAAAGTCATTCTTTAGGTCATTGATATTGAAAACACCATTTGAATAGTTATGTATACCTGTAAGTTGAATTAAGTCGTAGTTAGGATTATCGATTGTAAAAGTTACATCCTCATCCCCTAATCTATACTGACGACTCATCTCAATCGTGGGTATATTATAGTGGTCTATAATTCTTTGAGCAACAACATCTCTATAATTTGTTGGAACACAGACTGTAAAGTTAACATGATAGTTTATAACTTTTGCAAGAACGGCTGGCAGGATTCCGACAAGAGTTGCATCTCCATGATAGAAGTTTTGTCCATCAACATTGTAGGTTCTGTAAAAAGACTCTGAGGTGAACTCTGGAATTACAAGAACATTTGTTCTCTGTAAAAACGCAGGAATAGATATGAGAGAGGCGGCCGCTATGAGACCATTTAGAAAAAAAGTGGACTTATCAGGGTGAGAGAAGTTATCATCTATGATATTTGTATCGTCAAATAGATAATATAAATCCTCTGATAAATCTACAAAAAAATCATTTGGTATCAATTGAGATTTGAACTCATTTTGACTCAGAATGACTGTTGGAACTTTTCTATTTCGAGACATTAGTAAACCTTATAAATCTCGTTTGAACGAACTTGTTCAATTGTTTTTCTAAAATTATGATATGGTTTTGTTCTATCAGCCGAGAGAGTCCAATTTAAATCCAACATAATCGAGGACATTCTATTGAAACTGGATTTTGATGATTTACTACGACCTGTGATTATACGACTGTTTCCTCGATACACGTCAATCAAATCAAATGTATCTGTGCAATATTTAGAAAACTTTTCTTTTACTGCATTGATAGAGTGTTTACCCTTTGCTTCAGAGCCAAGAATAACCACAGCATCAAACTTAATGTCTGTGTTCAGTTTGAATGGTTGGTCAAGTCGAAATACACTCTCTGAACGAATACCTTGAATACCATATGCATCATATAGTTTTTGATATACACTATTAGAATTTTTAACCTGAGTGACATATATGTTACCATCTGATTCATTTAACTTATGAATGATTGGAAACATATGGTCACCAGAACTTATTGTTGGACTTTCATCTGTGATAAGTCTAGGGTATAATGAGTCCTCAAATGATGTCACAACAAGAATATTCTGATATCCATTGACTGATACTACTCCATCAATAATCGAACCATCACTCATGAGAGATGCAATACCATTGAAACCATAATCTCTTTTGGTAATCTCTTTGAGATTTTCTCTCATTTTAATAAAAATATCTATCTTAGAAGCAACTGAATAGAAAGACCCAAAGGTAGTTTTAGTGTTTGAGTCATACCCTCGTGGCTGTTGTTTGACTAGAAACATTTAATTATCCTAAGTAAATTGATTGAATGTGGTCTTCGAACTTTTCAATCTTTTCTGTTCGATTAGGCCACTTTATATATTCTTTTTCTGGATTTGCTTTCAGATTATTCAATAGTGGTTGAATCGCATTATATAGTTTATCGAGTTTATCTTGAGTTTCTTCAACTGTGGAAGATGCACTTGTTGCACTCGCAACCGCCGTTTGAACAGCATCAAGTTCGTTCTCATCAACTAAAGTAAACCCAAAATCAAATAAATCGTCTGCCATATTAATCTCCATTTTATTCTATTTATATGAAAAAAAACCCTTGACAAACTGTGTTAGATTTGGTAATGTAAAGTATAGTCAAGAGAAAGGAACTTACTATGGACGAATTTGATTTTGATTACGGAGAGTGTGATTTCTGTGGTGAAGAGAATGACATCAGTGGTCACTGTATCGATAGTTTTTGTGAGTATTATGCAGGAACTCCTGAACATGATGCTTTGATTGAAGAATTTGGAGAGGATGCGGTCACTGGCCGGTAATGATATAATGTTTAAGATTTCTGATTACTATAAAATGGATATGTCTTGGGATGATGCGGTTGCGCTCATTACGGGTTGTGGTTGTGGCGACCTTCTTAAAGGTCTGGAAAACATGAACATAATTTGGGAAGATGTCTTGGATGATTATATGACTGAAGACGATTTCTATGACCAATACATTTATGAAGTAAACGCTTTCAATATTGTGTATGAAGGTATGAGTAAGTTATTTATTAAGGAAGCCGCTTAATGTGTGGTTGGATTGATGATGCAGTAATGGAGAGTAAAATGCATAACGAAACTATGGCAGAATTTTTGGGTAAGACTAAAGGTGGCCTGTATGAGGTCAAGGTTTATCCATCTGGACAAGAACCTTATATCGAAGGGTTCATACAATTGCGTGACGCAGAGATGTTTCTCTATCAATTTCGGGAGTTTAAAATATGAGTAGAGAATCTAAATTTAATGACTTTTGTCTTGAAATGTATTATAGAAACTGTCAAGAGCGTGAGGCATTTAAAGATGCGTCTATTTCGTTTCAAGATTATTTTCGAGTAAATCAGCAGTTTTTGCTTGACAAATTCGAAGAATTATGTAATAATTAGTATAGTTGATAAGGAGATTTGTTATGACTTTTATGTATGTTTCTGATTTAGAAGTTCGTTATGCTGATGGTTCTATTGGAGCCAAACGTTTCGAAGGTTTGACTATGGATGCCGCCCAAAAACAGGCAGAAGACAAACTTGCTGAAGTTATTGATACTTCTAAATTAGTAAAAGAAATGGATGGAGACACAACTTTTGTAGTTGTTAGTCACAAGATTAAAACTTTTAAAGAAGAGTATGCATAATGTCAAAGACATTACTTACATTCGCAACACAAGAACGCATTGACGTTCTCAAAGAGAAGTTTGATGTTCTCACCGATGGTATGTCCAACTGGAAAGACCCGATTGATACAGTCATTCTTGTAAACGAACTGAATGATATGCGTGATGCATGTGCGTGGTTCACTGGTTCTGAACTTTATATCGTGTCACAACTTGAGAACAAACCAATGTTTCGTGTCAAGGCTGAGGGTTACTACAATGCAGTTGGAGCGTGATAATAATTACAAAACCGTCTTTAAGTTTCGAAACGGATATAGTGCGTCTGTAGTTTGTAATCTCACAACTTATGGATTCGATAGGGGACTTTTCGAAGTTGCTGTGCTTGACAAAGATGGTAAACTGTGTTATGATACACCTATCACTGATGATGTTGTGGGATATCTTACTTTTCAAGGTGTCGCTGACATTCTCACACAAATTGAGAGTTTATAATGAATATCTTCCATTTAGACAATGACCCTCGCAAGGCTGCAGAAATGATGTGCGATAAGCATGTTGTCAAAATGATTGTCGAGTATGCACAATTACTATCAACTGCACATCGTGTGCTTGATGGTGAAGAGTATTATGACAAGACCGCAAATGGTCGTAAGATTAAACGATGGCGACATCCGATACTTGATAATCAACTCTACAAAGCGTCTCATGTCAATCACCCATCAAATATTTGGGTGCGTGAATCACGAGAAAATTACTTTTGGTTATATCAACACTATTTTTCCTCATGTAAGGAATATACACACCGATATAAAAAGTTTCATGCAACTGATACTAGATTATCTTCGACACTATTGAACATTCCAAAAAATGCTCCGAATAAAGATTTGACTAAATTTGCACAAGCAATGCCAGAGTATTGTAAAAGAGAAGACCCTGTAGATGCGTATCGCAACTACTACATCAATGAAAAGGTAAGTTTTGCAAAGTGGACAAATCGTGATGTTCCGAGTTGGTTTCTAACTGGTATTGCTGATAGTAGGATTATGATATGAGACTCATTCAAGGCGACTGTATTGATGTTATGGATGACCTGATACAGTCAGGTGTGGTGGTTGATGCCATTGTTACCAGCCCTCCATATAATATTGGAAATATGCGTAGTAACACCACTAAACATGGCACTTACTCTAATAACAATATGAGTGAGGAAGATTATCAGAAATGGCAGATTGAGTTTCTTGACAAATGTTTTGGAATACTTTCACCGACTGGTAGTCTCTTCTACAATCACAAGGTCAGAATACTTAATGGTGTTGCGATACATCCATTGGAGTGGATATTCAAAAGTGACTTTATATTGAAACAAGAAATCACTTGGAATATGAAGAAGAGTGCTAACTGTGATAAGATGAGATTCTTTCCTTTCAGTGAAAGAGTATACTGGTTGACAAAAGACAGTAAGACTCAAATTAATAATCAAAAACGTCTCAGTGATGTCTGGGATTGTGTGCCGACTAGTAGAAGAAAGGACACTGGCCACATTGCGGTTATGCCTGAACAGATTGCGTTAAACTGTTTAGAGGCGTTAGATGATGGTTTAGTGCTTGACCCATTCATGGGAACTGGCACTACTGGTGTTGCCTGTAAGTCTCTAGGTAGAGATTTTATAGGTATTGAACTAGACGATACTTACTTTGGTATCGCAAAAGAAAGAATTGAGAATACAAATTTTATTGAGGAGATATTGTTATGAGAAATAGGAGAATGAAAACTGTGAAACGAAATTACAACAATCGCAGACGTATAAATAATCGTAAGAAAGTTGCCGAAGATTTATTCGAAGGTGATTATGATAATCGTGACATTCTATATTGGGGTGACACAGAAAATTTTATTGAAGAAAATTACGGTGATGTTTATCGTGCAACCAAAAAGGAATGGGATTGATGAGTTATTTTAATTCATATACCAATAAGAGTATTGAGGATTATATCCAATACTTAAATCAAAATACACCACAACAAATAACACACAATGGTGTAACAAATACTCTTACAACAATAGTGAATAGTGTTGCTTCTGATAGTGATAAAGCAACTGCTTTTGAAAACGCTGTTTCTGGTTTTGGAGTCATCAGTAAAAATGATACCAAATATTCAGTTCCTACACCTAATATTCCCTTATGGGATTCTGACAATTCTGACCTTGTAATCGTTGATTATACTACTGTTACGGCTAGTGAATCAGTATGAAGTTAGATTTTGTTGAAGGCGGTGTAGACAGTGCCGAGAGTAAAACTGTCTTTCTTTCAAAGAAAAGATTTACAAGAATGATAGAGGATGTCGTTAAAGAAAAACGATTGACCTATATCGATGCGGTTGTCCATTTATGTGAGGACAACAACATAGAGTTCGAGGATGTTAAAAAATACATCGATACAGCAGTCAAACAAAAGATTGAAGTTGAAGCGATGGATTTAAATTTCCTTGACAAAACAAACTCGTTATGATATAATACAAACATTATACAATACACAAATATACGGAGAAAAATATATGTCATTTTCAAATTTGAAAAACAATCGGACAGATGTGTCCAAACTTGCTAGTGCCGCCGCAGAAATGTCAGGTGTTAAGAAAACAGAAAACAAGTATGAAGATACTCGTTTCTGGAAACCTTCAGTAGATGATGCAGGTAATGGTTATGCGGAGATTCGTTTCCTACCAGCCGCAGAAGGTCAAGAACTCCCTTGGGTTCGTTACTTTGACCACTTCTTCAAAGGTAAAACTGGTCAGTGGTATGTTGAGAAGTCTCTCACAACACTCAATGACAAAGACCCTGTGAGTGAATATAACTCACGTCTTTGGAACTCTGGTATCGAGTCTGATAAAGATATTGCTAGGGCGCAGAAAAGACGTTTACATTATGTGTCAAACATTCTTGTCGTAAGTGACCCTGCCAATCCTATCAATGAGGGTAAAGTATTCCTCTATGACTTTGGTAAGAAAATCTTTGATAAAGTCATGGATAAAATGCAACCAGAATTTCCTGGCGAAACACCACTCAATCCATATGATTTCTGGACAGGTGCAAACTTCCAACTGAAGATTCGAAATGTTGCAGGATATCGCAACTACGATAAATCAGAATTTAAACCACAATCTGCACTCTTTGATGCAGATGAAACAAAACTCGAAGCAACATATAATAGTTTATATGATACCTCAGAGTTTGTTGACCCGAAGACATTCAAGACATATGATGAGTTAAAGTCTCGTCTTGATGTAGTTCTTGGTGAAGCAACAGGTGAGGGTGCAACAGTCAAAAATGACTCTCTGACACAAACCGCAGAGACGATTGGTTACAAAACAGTTGAACCAGAAGTAATCAAAAATGCACCAGAACCAGAGATTAGTGTAACTGCTGATGATGACGAGGATACACTATCATATTTTGCAAAACTAGCAAACGAGGAATAGTATGTTACTAGACGCACTTGTAAAAAAACTTGAAGGTGACATAGCAGTCGCCAGAGCAAATGTAGATGTATATCTAAAACAATCTGTAGGTATTGGAGAGCATCCTGATATTATCGGGGCTATCGAAGGTGAGATTGAAAAGATTGCATCTGCGGATGAAAAAATAAAGACTATTGAAAATTTCTTTTAACAACAGGTTGGTCGCTTAATAGACTCGTGAGGGGCCATGGTTAGCCCCTCTTTTTTTTAGAATGCACTACCCATAGCAAATCTATCAAGTCCATCGATTGCGGGCTCTGCGTCCATCACTGTCGTTGCGTTATTGACATTAGTTGTCGATACTGGTGCATTGACAACAGCATTCGCAACACTTGCTTCACCGGCTGGTTGAGGTGATGCTAAGTCTTGTCGTTGTTTTTGTTGTATTGCAAGAACTTCACCCATAGTCATCTTTCCACTTGATAAGGCATCTGCTTGTGCATCATCAAGCATTCCACCTCGTGTAACCACTACATTAGGGTCTCCTGCCGCTGCTCTTGCTCGTAGGTCGGCTTTACGTTCTTCCGCCATTTGCGCCCGAACTGATAGACCTTCTGGTGCTTTCCGTAACCCCTCTCCTTCCATTGGTTGTC